TCATTATCTGCCTTAATAACCTTAATGAGTTCATCAAGTTTTTCAAGTATTTCTTTACTTACATCGTCGTCATTAGGAATAAGTTTTTCAATTGCATCATCGTTCTTAGGAATGATTTTATCAAGACTTATATCAACAATAACAGGTTTAATCAGTGGTTTTACACTACCAGGAATACTGGGAGCAGTATATCGTTGTCCTTTTAAAGGATTTTCAAAAGTTTTTCTTTTCAAAAACTTTTCAGTATCTATCTTCGCTCCTTTAGAGTCATCCTCTTCTCTGATTGACTTTAAAAGATCGTCTAGATTCATTACCCTTGCTGCTGTTGCATCTTAAGTTTCTCTTCTTCCAAATGAGATCTTAGGAGTTCAACATAAACGTCTCTCTCCCAAGGCATCATGTTTTCTATCTCTGTTAATGAGTATTTATGGAACTGAATCAAAGAAAAATTTAACTTATAGTAACTCTCCAAATTCATATGGGAGAGTGCTACGCGAAAAAACTTGCCAGTCCCTCCAGAGTAACCTTATTCTTCTTTTTAGTTTTTGGATTGACTACCTGAACTTCATGAGATAGTTTGGGCATGGTAGCAAAGAAAGACTCAATTTCTTTAAATTGAGCAGAGTTCATTTGCTCCAAAAATTCCATGACTTCTTTCTTTGTAAAGTCATCAGTTGTCCATGCTTCATCAGAAGAATATACCTTATCAATGCAAGAAGCAATCAACTCAAATGATTGATCAACTTGATTACCATCACTAAATTCAAAATTACTCTTCACGAACTGATCAAGAGATGGATACTTCATCTCCATCATCAAATTGTCATCAACTTTAATTTGATTAGAATGATTCTTATCTTTCGTTACCTTAATGTCGTCAATGCTGATTTGAACTTCAGCATAAGTCTCTCCATCATCAGGACAAAGAACGCTTACTTCAATATCCTCACCAACAGACTTACCACGAATGTTTAGAAACAAATATTCAATATCAAAGGTAGGAAGAGTTTCTACTTTGATACCACGAGTCTGAATACAATCCTTAAGGACTGCTTTAATAGCATTGGTGATTTCTTTTGTATCGTCGCTCTCAAGTGCAAGAACTAATAACTTTTCTTCTTTAACAAGGAAAGGACGAAACTTAATTGTTTTTCCAGTCGAAGGCAACTCCAACTCATAAGTTGGGGTTGAAATTTTTGGTAAAGGCATGATATGTTATTCAGTGTGAGTATTTATCGTATGAAATTAGGTTCTAATTTTATCAGTTCTTACAGTGTTAACAATATAGCGAGAGAAGTTAAAGTTTACTGTACATAAAAGCACTTGAGACGCATCATAACTCAAAGGCATTGAATTGATAGAAACTGGATACGCATTTAAAAATTTATATTCTAAATTATTACCTGCATAATCTTTTTCAAATTTTCTGATAAAGATATCAGACTTATATTCATTAGGAAAGTTCACTCTATAAGTGTAATTACGATTATTCAAATCAGAGTTAGATGCATCTTCATTTACTATAAAGCGAATCCAGTTTTCAAAAAGAAGTATGGAGTCATAATTTATATCAACATAAAAACTAAATGAAGAAGTTGTATCATATTGTCTTCTATAAGCGTGTCTCTCAGTTACACCAGTGAAATCATTATCAAGTGTATGAGTTGCTAAAGAACTTCCAGGAAGTGTAGCCTCTCTACAAGCAATTTGAACCCTATTTAAAGTATCAAAATCTATACCATTACCAACTCCAGATTGACTACGAATCCATCCAGTCACCGCACCCGGAAAAACAAATGATGTTTCATAGGTAGATGTTAGTGATGGATTAAGTATGCTTGCCTTTAAGTCAGCAACATTCCTTGCTCTTGGTTGTGGCGTTGCCATCTAAATAGTTTTTACCGTATATATTATGTATGGGAGTTAGTAAGAAAAGTATTTACCGTCCCTCTAATCCACAGAAGTACAAGGGTAATGTCAACAATATAATATGCCGCAGTAATTGGGAGAGAAGTTTCTGCGTCTGGTGTGATAAGACTGATGCCATTCTTGAGTGGGGAAGTGAAGAGTTCTTTATCCCATATATTTCACCAGTCGATAGAAGAGTTCATCGTTACTTTCCAGATTTTATCATTAAAGTGAGAGAAAGTAGTGGTGAAGTAAAGACTTATGTCATTGAAGTAAAACCTAAAAGAGAAACTGCTCCACCCACCGTTGGTAAAAAGCAACGTAAGACTTTGATTAGAGAAAGCACAACCTATGCTGTGAATCAGGCAAAGTGGAAAGCAGCTCGTGAATGGTGTGCAGACAGAAGAATCGAATTCAAGATCATCACCGAAGACGAATTAGGTATCAGAACTTATGGAAGATGATTTTCAGTTTGAAGAACAAGTTGGTAATAATAGATTAGAGTCTGTCAAAGATACAATCAGAGATTTAGGAAATCCTGAAGACATGATGGTTGAAATCATGAGTGTATTAAATGAGACAGTTATTATTCCTGACGTGGGGGAAACTTATACTTTCATTTACAATGCAAAAACTCCTGGTATTCAATACGATCAACACCCTATGGTTGGTGTGACTGATGTATTTCAATGGGGATTCAGGGGAGTTAATTTTCATTGGGATAAGATCAGGAATTATACATGGCAAGAAGTGCCTGGACAATTACATCTTGTAAGACAAAGTGAGATACAATCACTTCTTGATATACCTTATGCATATTATCTTACTAACCTCTGATAAATAGAAAAAAACCTCGTCTATAATGGCAGAAGAAGTAACGAGTGGGATTGTATTTAGAAATATAGATGGAAGTGATAGACTTTTTAGGACTGTCACTACTCACGAAAATAGTGAAGTTCAGAAGACTTTAATTCAAGAAGTTATTTCTGAAGATTTATACGATCAACGTGTGTCTGATGGCAATTCATCTTTAGTTGCGAAAGATGATAACGGATTGTTCTTTCAAACTGTACGTAATGATGGTGCGAACACAATATTCACGGATATTAATTTAGAAAGATCTCTTGCAGAAACTGGCAACAATTCTTTTCTCTCTAACTTAAATTCTGCCTCAATTGATGCATTAGTTGATAATACTAATGAGGAAAGAAGTGTATGGGAAGATAGTTATAGTCAATTCAATAATGTTGCAGACGCAGGTGATGCAAATGATGGAGGTGGAACTCTTCCTCCCTCTCAACCAAGAGAATTTGACATTGATAGACTTGAGATAAAAGGTAAAAGACAAACCACATACGAAAATCTTTTTTATCCCGAAGACATAGAAACTTCAAAACAAGATAGAATTCGTTTCACAATGTTCCATCAAACTGGAAGAAGTTTGAATTTTAATTTAAACAACCCCGATGGCAATCCATTTACATTTGGTATAAGAGATCTTACAGAAATTGATGGATCAGTTACACTTCCAATTCAAGGAGGAATTCAAGATAATAATACAGTGAAGTTTGGAGGATCAAGACTAAACCCTGTTACGGGAGCATTAGCATCAGTTGCACTTGATCCAATAGCAGCTGGAGCACAGATATTAAATGTTTTAAATGAAGATGTGAGTCAACTTCAGGAACGATTAGGTGGAGAAGTGTCGCAAAACGCAATAGCTGCTATAAGAACATACTTGGCACAAAGTGCTGTAGGAACTAGTGGATTAATACCAAGAACAACTGGAGCAATTCTTAATCCCAACTTAGAATTATTACTTGAAACTCCCGAACTAAGAAGTTTTCAATTTAATTTTAGAATGAGCGCCAGAAGTAGAACTGAAGCAACTCAAATCAAGAAGATTATAAGATTTTTTAAACAAGGTATGTCTGTAAAAAGATCTGCTTCTTCACTTTTTGTCGTGACTCCAAACCTTTTTAAGATTAGATATTTGACTGGAGATAGATCTGATCATCCATCCATAGGAAGAATCAAAGACTGTGCGTTGACTTCAATAAATACACAATATACCCCCGATGGAACTTATATGACATTTGATGATGAGGAAAAAACAATGACTTCATATCAAATTAATATGACATTTCAAGAACTTGAACCACTTACTGAAGAAGACTATACCACACGTTCACTTAGTCCCAATGATAATCAGATAGGATTCTAATGGCAAGTTACTTCAGACAAGTTCCAGACTTTGATTATGTCAACAGAGATTCTGATGGCAAAAGTATTGGCGACTATCAGGTTGTAAAAAACCTTTTCAAGAGAGTCAAGATTCGTCAAGATATCTTAGAGAACTTAGCATACTTCACTCAGTATAAAATTCAAGGTGATGATCGTCCAGATAATGTTGCCTTTGAAATCTATGGCGATGAGTCTTTTGATTGGTTGGTGATGCTTGCTAATAATATAATGAATGTTCAGACAGAATGGCCTTTAAGTCAAGCAGCATTCAACGACTTCTTGATTAAAAAGTATGGTGACATTGAAAAAGCAAACAACATTCATCATTATGAAACTAGACAAATGAAGAATGATAGTGGTGAAATTGTTGTACCTAAAGGATTAAACGTTCCTAAAAATTATAAAGTTGAATACTTCGACACGAAAAGAAATCAATATGTTATTAGAACTAATGAGGTAGACGCAGTTACAAACTATACCTATGAAGTTCGTAAGGAAGAATCAAAGAGAAATATTTACTTACTGAAAGCAGAATATGTTGAACTTGTTCTTGATGATGTAGAAAGATTGATGCCATACAAAAAAGGTTCCACTCAATATGTGAGCAGAACCTTGAAGAAAGGGGAAGATATTAGATTGTTTAATTAACTCTCTGCCAGTTTCTGGAAGTAAGAGAGTGCATCGTCTTCATCTTCATCCTTGGATGCAACTGGTGTAGATGCAGTGATGTCAGGAGAGTTGAAGTCAGGCTTAGAGCGTGACAGAGACTC